ATCCATTTGGCCCAAGTAATTCAAGAGGTAAAGGGTCTTCTATGGTAGATTTGACAGACCCAGATGCCGTTACTTTACGAAATCCATTCCGTAAAAAAGCAAAACCTGAAGACATGTCTAAACGTATTACAGAAAAAAGTAATGCCGGACCTAACGTAAAACCATCAAAACCAAAAGCATCAGGTTACAAAATGCCTAAGTCAACTACTCCTGATATGGATACGACACAAGGCACTAGAGGTTCACGAGTTAGCTTTGAAGCAGGTGAAGTTAAAGAGTCACCAAAAGAGACAGCAAAAGCAGCTCCAATTGAAGAAAGAAGTACACCGGCAGAAAAACGTGCTGATAGAGATAAAGAAGAATCACGCTTTAGTACTAGCAACCCTATGGGCATGAAAAAAGGCGGTAAAGTATCTTCAGCATCTAAACGCGCCGATGGCTGCGCATTACGTGGTAAAACGAGGGCTTAATTATGGGTATGGGTAGAGCAGCAAGTAGCGCAATGCAAAATCAAATGGGTGGTATGGGCGGTAAAGGCGGCCAACAACCTCAAGGCGGTTTCCGTGGTAAAGGCGGTGCGCAACAGACACAAGGCGGATTTGGTGGCAAAGGCGCTGGGCGATTTCAACCACAACAACCACCACAACCACCACAAGGTGGCTTCAGTGGCAAAGGCGGCCAGCAGCAAAACCCGTATGCTCAACAGTACTACCAACCACAGTTCCAACCAGAATACTTTAACAACCCATATTCACAAGGTGGGTTTGGCCAACAGCCTCAAATGGGCGGCTTTGGTGGTAAAGGTGGTCAAATGGGTGGTATGAGTGATTTACAACGCTTAGCCCCAAACATGCAGGGTGATGGTGCGTCATATCAAGACTATGTAAATCGACCTACACAAGAAATGAAAATGTCCGAAGCACAATTTAACGCGCAACGAGGCGGTATGGGCGGTAAAGGTGGCAACATAAATCAAGTTGGTCCAAATGGTATGCCAATAGGCGCCCCTGGATTTAGTGGCTTTAGTGGTATGAATAAAATGGGTGGTATGGGCGGTAAAGGCGGTCAAGAACCAGTTCGTGATTTAGGTTTTGGCAATGGCCCTGGTAATATCCCAAAAGCGCAATACGCTGGCGGTATGGGCGGTAAAGGTGGTCAGATGCCTCGTCGTGATATGGGCTACGGTAATGGTCCTCGTGGAGTGATAAAAAATTATGGCAATGTATTAAGAGGCCAACAATCAGGTCTAGCCGCATTAGCACAACCAACTGCAACGACACAAGCAGCAACCCCAGCACCAGAGCAACCATATATGGGTAACTACTTATCATGAGACCGTCACGCGGAATGGGCATCATAAACCCAAAGAAAATGCCTGGGGCTAAAGGCAAGACTATTGTTCGTAAGGACAAGCCTCAGTTTGTAACCGAGTACAAGAAGGGTGGCGACGTAAACCTTCCTGGCTTATATGCAAACATCAATGCTAAAAAGAAACGTATTGCCGCAGGGTCTGGTGAAAAGATGCGTAAACCAGGAAGTTCAGGGGCACCAACTGCAGACGCATTTAAAAAGTCTGCGTTAACGGCTAAAAAGTAAAGGAACTAACATGATGCAACTCTATAGTGTAGGTTTAATTTGTGGTTTTGCTGTAGGGTTACAACATGAGCTCATCGAAGATGACAACTTCCTCATCTTAAGTTTGGGTATAGTAGAAATAGTATTTATTTGGTAAGGATTATATGGCTTTAAACACAGCAACGTCAGGCACATCATCCTTTAATCTAGACATCAACAATCTAGTAGAAGAGGCATTTGAGCGCTGCGGCTCAGAGTTACGCACGGGCTATGACTTAAGAACTGCGCGTCGTAGTTTAAACCTACTTACTATTGAGTGGGCTAACCGTGGCATTAACTTGTGGACTGTAGAACAAGGCGAGATTCCTTTGGTTCAAGGCCAGATTATGTATGCCTTACCTACCGAAACCATTGACTTGCTAGATCAAGTAGTGCGTACTGGCACAGGCCAAAACCAAACAGACATCAATATCACACGTATCAGTGAGTCTACTTACATCACTATACCTAACAAAAACACGCAAGGCCGTCCAATTCAAATTTGGGTTAACCGCCAATCAGGTAACACTAACTCAACAACCTCTACGTTATCTACTACAATCACTGCTACATCGACATCGATTGATTTAAGTGACGTGACAATGCTAGGCTCAGCCGGGTTTATTAAATTAGACAACGAGATTATCAGCTACAGCAACTTGTCTAAATCAACGACGTCTTCTGCGGGAACATTGAGCAACTTAGGTCGGGGTCAACAAAACACAATCGCTGCAGCACATACAGCAGGGGCAGCTGTGACCGTAACCAACGTGCCAAACGTAAGCGTATGGCCAGCACCAGAACAAAGTGACTACTACACATTGGTGTACTACCGTCTACGCCGAATCCAAGATGCTGGCTCAAGCGGTACTAATACACAAGACATACCGTTTAGGTTCTTACCAGCGATGGTTGCAGGGTTAGCGTATCACTTAAGCTTGAAGATACCTGATGCTCTACCTAGGGCTGAAATGCTAAAAGCAATATACGAAGAGACTTTCCAGAACGCAGCTGACGAGGATAGAGAAAAGGCCGCAATTCGCTTAGCCCCACGCATGCAGTTCATGAGGTAGGTTATGGCTAGTAAATTCTCAAGTGGTAAGTTTGCGATTGCCCAGTGCGATCGCTGTAATTTTAGGTTTAAGTTATCTCAGCTTAAACGGTTGGTTATTAAGACTAAAAATGTTAATATCCTTGTGTGTCAAGATTGTTGGGAACCGGATCAGCCACAGTTACAACTAGGTATGTACCCAGTCAATGACCCACAAGCGGTTAGAGACCCACGACCAGATTTAGGCTATTATCAATCAGGTTTAAATGGGTTACAATTAACGGAAACAACAGGCGTTAGCCCAAATGCAACTGGGGTTCCCCTGCAAGGTAGTAGAATAATACAGTGGGGCTGGAATCCGGTAGGACTGCATGACCCATTTAATCTAGAGGTTAACTATTTAGTAGCCGAAGGTCAAGTCGGTACAGTAACAGTAACAACAACTTAGGAGTAATAAAATGACATTTAAAGCAGGCGCACAAGGTATCAATAAAAAAGGTAAAACTAAAGGCAAACAGTTAGGCATCGATGGTGCTAAACTGCCTGTTGATGGTGGTGTTTCTAAAGGTGGTAAAGCACGTTCAGTTAAGTCAATCGACATGAAGAAAATGGGTCGTAACTTAGCTCGTGCAGCTAATCAAAAAGGCGGTTAATATGGCTGAATATAAACAACCACAAGTGGTACCTAACGCGGACATCAGTTACAACACTGATCCAAACAACATAAGTGCAGACAAATCTAATGGCTGTATTCCAGCTCGTCGCGTAAGCGGTGGTAATCCTGCACGTAATGAAGTTAAAACAGCTGGCGTAGCGCAACGTGGTAAGGGTGCTGCTACAAAAGGCTTCACTTCACGCGGTCCGATGGCATAAGGTAGGTCAATGAACTACACCCAATTAGTTGCGGCTATTGAAAGCTACACCGAGAATCAGTTTGAAACGACTGATATAGACACGTTTATACAAGAAGCAGAGCAACGAGTTTACAACTCTGTGCAATTGCCAGCCTTGCGTAAGAACGTGACAGGTAATTTAACCAGCGGTAACAAGTATCTTTCATGCCCATCTGATTGGCTAGCAACGTTTTCATTAGCTTTGATTAATGGCAATAACGAGTTCACGTACTTATTAGACAAGGACGTTAACTTTATTCGTGAGTCTTACCCTGATACTGATGCTGCGTTCTACGGAACCCCAGCGTATTATGCACAGTTTGACCAGAATACTTTTATATTAGGACCAACACCAGACGCAAGCTACAATATGGAGTTGCACTACTTCTACTACCCAGAGTCTATTGTGACTGCAGGTACTAGCTGGTTAGGTAACAACTTTGATTCTGTACTGCTATATGGCGCATTATTAGAGGCTTACACCTACATGAAAGGTGAAGCTGATGTAACCGCAATGTATCAAAAACGTTACGATGAGGCTATGGCTTTATTGAAACAACTTGGTGATGGCAAAAATAGAAGAGACGCATACCGCAATGGGCAAGTAAGATACCCAGTAATGTAATTTAGGAGAAGTAATATGGCAATTTCACAAGCAATGTGCACAAGCTTTAAAGTTCAGTTATTGAGCGGCGCACAAAATTTTAATACAGGTACAACAAAGGTTTATAAAATCGCGTTGTATACTTCTGCAGCGACTTTAGGTGCAGCTACTACCGACTACTCATCTACTACAAATGAAGTAGCTAACGGTGGCGGTTACACAACAGGCGGAAACACTCTTGTAGTTTCTCAAGTACCAACCTCATCAGGCACTACAGCGTTTATTGACTTTGCGGATACTACCTGGTCAGCAGCAACAATTACTGCTCGTGGCGCGTTGATCTATAATAGCACTGATGATACGGCTGTCGCGGCATTAGATTTTGGTTCTGACAAAACATCAACTGCCGGTGACTTTACAATCATATTCCCAACAGCGGACGCATCAAACGCAATCATCCGTATAGCCTAGAATAGGAGTCTCAAATGGCTCTAGTTCTAAAAGACCGGGTTAAAGAAACCTCAGTATCGACTGGTACTGGGGCAATTGCGCTTGATGGCGCTACAGGTGCATACCAAACCTTTAGTACGATTGGTGATGGAAACATCACGTATTATGCTATTGCAGGGCAAACCACATCTGAATGGGAAGTCGGATACGGCACATATACATTAAGTACTAATTCTATTTCTCGTGATTTTATCTATTCCTCATCTAATAGCAATACGATTGTTACGTTCTCTGCCGGTACTAAAGACGTATTTTGTACGTATCCGTCTGAGCAAGCGGTTTATCAAGAGGTAGATGGTAGCCTTAAACTTATTGCGGGGGTTATTGAAGTTTCTTTAGATGGAACTCATGGCACAACTTTAGCTAACACCGCATTCCAAGCGTTTGCTACTACTAATAGCTTCCTACAAAACAACATACAAAACTTAGATAGCGGTTCAGATGCATCAGGGGATTATGTAGCTACTAATGATGTTGGGGATGATACTAAGAATTATGTAGACTTAGGGATTAATAGTAGCGGGTTTACTTCCGTTAGTTTTCCTATATACACCCCCAACTCAGCCTATCTATATAGCTTAGGGGATGGAGTTTCTAACGGAGATTTGTTTGTAGGTACTGGGGATTTAGGCGATGTAGTATTACATGCTGGTGGGTTTACTACGGGTGATGTTGTAGCAACTATTAAATCAGACACTAAGAACTTACTAATCGGAACAACTACCGATACAGGGGAAAAACTCCAAGTTGCAGGCGATGCCCTTATTACTGGGGCTACGGAATTTGGAAGTACTGTTTTATTGGATGCGAACCCGACCACAGCCTTACAAGCCGCCACAAAACAATACGTAGATAGCCAGGTCACTGCAGGTCTTCACATCCACGCCCCTGTACGCGTTGAGACAACAGGTAATCTGACTGCTACATATGTGCAGGGTGGTACAACATTTAACATAACTACTATTACGAGTACGACTACCGTAACAACCTCGGTAAATCACGGCCTAGTAGTAAACGACCAAATCTGGCTGACTACCACAGCAGGTAATGGCTTATCTATCAACACGGCTTACTTTGTATTCTCAACCCCTGCGTTAAATCAGTTGACACTATCGTTAACATTTGACGGTATACAGATTACAGGACTAACTAATGCCGCTGGTCTAACATACGCTACACGAGCAAACTCAGGGGTAGGAGCTACATTAACGAACGCAGGTACTCAAGTTGCACTAACAGTTGATGGTATTGCATTAAGTGTAGCAAACCGAGTAATGGTACGCTTACAGACAAATGGCGCTGAGAATGGGGTATATGAAGTAACTACCGTAGGTAGCGGGTCTACTAACTGGGTATTAACCAGAACTGCAGATGCAAGCGTAGTAATTCCAGGAGACCCAGACGGGCTAGGTACTGGCGACTACTTCTTTACACAAGAAGGTGTACTTAACGCTGGTGATTCACACGTATTGACCACCGAACCAAACACAATGATTATCGGCTACACGACGTTAACATATACACAGTTCAGTGGTGCGCTTACTTACACGGGCGGCACAAACATTGACGTTACAGGTCAGACTATATCTCTTACAGGTACAGTTGCCCCTACAAACGGCGGTACTGGCACAGCTACAGTCACTACAGGCGACTTACTATATGGGTCTGCTACAGATACATGGTCTAAATTAGCTAAAGGCTCTGCATACCAATCGTTAATGATGGATGCAAGTGGTACAAATGTTCAATGGAATGCCTTAGCACTTAACCAATCAAATGCAGTGTCAGGTACCCTAGGGGCTACAAACGGTGGTACAGGGACAAATAATTATGCTACTGGGGACATGCTTTATTCTTCCGCGGCAAATACAATCGCTAAGTTGTCCGGAAATACCTCTACTACTAAACAATACCTATCTCAAACGGGCACAGGCGCAGTTTCTACAGCTCCAAGCTGGGCTACTATATCAGCGGCGGATATCGGCGCAGGTACACTACCTGCTACTCGTGGCGGTACAGATAATAGCTCTTACGCAGTGGGCGATTTGCTCTATGCGGATACTACGACAACCTTAGCTAAACTTGCTGACGTTGCTACAGGTAATGTATTAATATCAGGTGGCGTAAGCACTGCTCCAGCGTGGGGTAAAGTAGACCTTGCTTCTGCAGTATCTGGCACACTAGGTATTGCTAATGGCGGTACAAGCGCAACTACAGCCAATGCAGCATTCAATGCACTAGCGCCTAGCCAAACTTCTAATAGTGGTAAGTACTTAACTACCGATGGTACAGATACGTCTTGGGCGACGGTTGCTGCAGGGGGAACATTTAGTGCAGGTACTACAGGCTTTACTCCAAGTTCACCTACATCAGGCGCAGTTACACTAGCAGGTACGTTAAACGTAGCTAATGGTGGTACAGGCGTAACAACAGCTCAAGCCGCAATGAATGCCTTTGCAGGGGCAACAACATCGGGATACTACTTACGCGGTAATGGCACAAACGTAGTAATGGCATCAATCGTAGCAGGCGATGTTCCTACCCTAAATCAAAATACAACAGGTTCAGCTGGTTCAGTAGCTAATAGTGTTACATTTAATAGCGGCGGCGCGGGTGCAATATCAGGTACAACATATAATGGGTCAGCCGCACAAACAATTTCCTACAATACTATCGGCGCGTATGCTGCGACTAACCCTAGTGGATTTACAAGTAATACAGGTACTGTAACAAGCGTATCTGGCGGCTCCTACTTAACTGGCGGAACAATTACTACCTCTGGCACATTAGCGGTCGATGCAACTACGACTAACACGGCATCTAAAGTAGTAGCTCGTGACGCTTCAGGTAACTTCTCTGCTGGCACTATAACCGCTGCACTAACAGGCAATGTAACAGGAAACGTATCAGGCTCATCAGGTTCATGCACAGGCAACGCGGCAACAGCTACGACGGCAACTTCAGTAACTCTTGCATCGTCATCAGGAACAATTAGTTCTAACGTTTGGGCAGGGGGCGCTGGATATCCCGGCTATAGTTACAGCGGCGGTAATTATAGATTTGGATTCTCATCATCTGCTGGAGTTATTGATGTTTATGCGGATGGAAATTTCTATGCTACAGACAGTTCTTATTTAGTCCTTCACGCAGGGAATTATACAAGCTACGCTCCGTCACTAACAGGTTCAGGCGCATCAGGCACTTGGGGTATTAACGTAACAGGTAACGCGGCAACGGCTACAAATGCAACAACAGCAGGTCGCATAGATTCATCGGTGCGAAATTACAGCCGCGAATGGATTGAAATGCCAAACTATTCAGGGCTTTATTCCCCTTTAAATGCCGCACATTTTTACCCTAATAATGGTACATACGGTTCATGGCGCATAGATGGTTCGCGTAATAGTTGGAAAGGTATTGAATTTGATGGACAGCAAA